TTACTATTTTCGTATTTTTCAATAATTTTAATACCAGAAATACGAGTTAGTTTGTCTATTAAATTTAAATCTACTTCTTCGTTGGCTAACATTTTAGAAATTAACATATCTGTAATTACTTCTCGCTGAGATTCGTTTGCCGATTTAAATAAAGAGACAATGTTATCATCATTTTTTCCCATTAAAATCATATCAATGTTCTGACGCGTCAGTACATTTACACAAATATCATCCAAACCATTTTTTCGAATAACATTTCTATTCATAATGTAGAAATATCCTTTTTCTAAAAAGTGACGATACACCTCTAAAATTTCAATCAAATCAGAATATAAAATGCGTTTTGTTTCTCCAAAAGATTTAAACGTAAACGTTTTTCCTTTTCCATAGGCTTTCGTACTTAAATTTAACCAACCAGGATATAAAGAAACAACTTTAATATATGCATCAGGACGAATTTCAATTTTATCAAATTCATCCTCAGTGTCATCATTTTCAATATTTACACTTATAGAATCTCGGCCAGAAGACTGGTCTTCTAATTGTGGTGACAACACTAGAGATTGAGCAGTTAAACTATTTATTTGTTTTTGTAAATCATTAATGATGCTCATTAATTGAGTAACGCTAATTTCTGTTTCAGCTTTTTCTTCACCTGAAGCATTTTCTGAAACTTCCGCAATATGCGATTTTTTAGGACGAGCCATTTAAATTTTCTCCTTTGATATAAAAACATAATTATAAAAATTACATTGTATCTAATGTAATTTCATTTAAACTAACCTTAAACAAAAACTCATTCCATTGTTGAGGTGTATTATCACCAATTCCATATATTTGATGAAATTTATTATGCCATTTTCTAGTAAGTGCAACTCCTAAAGGATATCGCGAATGAATTTCCTGTATTTTTATTAGTATTTTAAACAATTCTTCTTCCGTATAACCACCAATTCTTTCTTTATAATTTATATTTAATTCATTTAGAGATTCTTTAATTATTAAGTTTAAAGATTGAATATGATGAATATCTTGAAATCTTTTTCCACTAATGACACATTTATAATTAGAGTTTTTTATACTCTCTTTTTTCCAATCTTTTAAATGAGGTCTTATCCAATCTCTAATTAACATTAATCCACCCTGCCAATTATTACCATTTGGGCCTGTTTGAGAAATTCGTTGCCATATCATAGTGCAAGTACTACAATTTTTTCTACGCATGAAACTGCGAATTGTTTTTGTTTCTATATGACTATTGGGGCATTGATAAGAAATACATGTTTCCCAATTCACTATTTCATCAGAAAAAGAAATCAATTTAAAATTTACAGAATTTATAGCGTTTATTATTTTATCTTTGGTTGTATCAGAAATAGTTTTTTTAAAACGATCTTTAGCAGTACAAGTGCAATCTGATTTTTTTATAAAGAAATCAAAAGACATATCACAAATATGACCGCAGCTATTAAATTTTATTTTTAATGGGGTTTTAGTATTAATGTATGTTTCTGAAAGCAACGTACAATTTTTAGATTCGATAAATGCTTTTACTTCGCCAAATGATTTTCTATTTTTACTTGCGCCTCTTTTATATCCACATTGTTGACAACCATTTCCTCTTAGCACATGAATATTTCGAGAATACCAAATATGACCACACACATTGCATTTAAATTTTGATTTTTTATCTCCAAAATCACAATCTAATAATAGAATTTTATCCCCATAAACATCATAAATTCTTTTTTCAACAATATTTCGAGTTTGTCTTTTCATAGTAATTAATTTCAAATTATTTTATATGGAATGCTATGCTTATTTTGGCATAGCATTCCATAATTATTGCAAATTATATTAAATTGTGCAAATTAAACTGTTAAAATTGCCGCGACCGAATTGGTTGCGATTCCGACCCCCCAACTCTTNAGTAAAGTAGANCGTTGNAGTAGATTNGCATTNTCNTAATAATTATCAGTATATGCAACAGTCGAACCTTCGAGAACTAGTTTCAAAAGTTTTTGAGCAGATGGAGANACAATCCANAGACGATCAGAAGCAAGGCGTAAAGCCCACTCNGTTCCATGATCTGCTACTTGGGGTAAAGCTAAAATATCATAACCAAAAGCNGTGCGAACATAGCCAAGTTTCATGAATTCATCATTTAGGGTATAGCGATANTTAGCNTCGTCGGGTAGAATATTAACTAGTGCCAGTTGAGTACCCATGATAATTGGTTTGGCCCCACCATTCCAAGCACCGACTTGTTGGCACAGGCGAACAAGAGAAGCTTGACTATAACCAGCAACTTGCAAACCAGTTGTAGCGGTAGTAGGAAGTGCCGCCATTGCCGCGGCGAATGCATCATAAGCATCCAGGGTAACTTGTGTTTCCATAGCACGAACCATTTTGCTAACAAATACGGCTAGAGATTCATGACCAGAAAGAACACGATATAGAGAAACACCAACAGTTAATTCGCGTGGTTCTGGTACAATAGTAACGTTACCGCGGAATTGTTTGTGCATTTCAGTAGTGCGTTGATTGCGGCCAGCTTTACTCACAACGAAAATATCTTTTGGATCAACTTCGAAATTGGCAGAATCACCCCAACCAATAGTGCGAACATCGGTATAAATACCAATGCTGTCAATAATGGTTTCAGGAAGAATCATATCAACCATGCTCGAAATAACCGCAAAAGTAGCCCAACCAAGAGTCGGGTGAGTTGCCATCTGAGCAAGTGGGAACTCAGTGAAATTTTGAATACCAGAAACGCGAAGAATTTCACGTTTAAGAGCGGCATTCATAAGTTTCTCTTTATCCTCAAATGTAATCGGCTGACCTTTATCGTCAATAGACGAAAATTCTAGTTTTTCCGCGCCCTCGAATTTAGAGCGATATTGATTGTAATAATCGCGAAATTGTGCGTAAGGGGCAAGATTAGTTTCTCCTGCAAATTGTAAAACACTAGCGGGAATTTTCATATTTTAAGAATCCTCCTTAATAAAATAACTATAATTAACAAAAACGTATAATAAATGCGAATACAAATTAGTTAGCTAGACAAACTAGTTTATATGCGGCTACACGTTGAGAAGCAATAGCTGAACCACTAGCAATAGTAATATATTCAGTTGCAAGATATTTAAATGCTAGAGCATCGGCAGGATGATTCGAATTCCAGGCCAGTTGCCAAGTACCAGTAGCTAGAGCGGCATAGCCTTCAGCAGTACGCGCACCAGTAAACAGATCAGCAGAAGCAAGAATTAGATCGCCCGGCTGAGGCTTAAATGCATAGATCAGCAGAAGCAAGAATTAGATCGCCCGGTTGAGGCTTAAATGCATCAATCATATCCCCTGCTTTAGTATAGAAATTGCGAGGATCAAGATCAATACCTTTATACGCCGAATTTCCAGCATATAGGGTTACAATTTCTGGACTATAAGCCATCCAAATATTCACCAATGATCCAGTTGCGGCTTGAGTTACAGAAAAAACTTCACCTTGTCCACTTCCGGTAGAATATGAATCAAGACGAAACACCATTCCGTTTTCAATGTCCGAACCACTAACCGCAGTACGATTTAGAGTCTCGACATTGGTTGCCATAATTTTACTAGGGACTAAAACTCCGTATGCCATATTTTTAAAAACCTCCTATAAATAATAAGTTTACAAATATAAAATCAAAAGCTAAATTCAAAATACTTACTTTACTCACGATGCCAAACAGAATTATATGATTTTTGTTTTTCTGAATTGTTTGGCAAAGCATATCGCTCATAATCTGATTTAGTATTTTCTATTGCAAAATCTAAAGCTGTTGCTTTTGCATAATTACGCCAAGCATCAATATCAGCCATAGAAAATTCTTTTGCTTTTTCCCTTAATTCCTCTAATTTTTCAGTAGAAATTTTGGTTTTCTCTTCAATTTCTTTTAATGTGAAATTTACAGCAAAAGTAAATTGCTCTAATTCTTTTTCAGCCTTGAATTCTTTTAAAGATTCCAATTCGCTTGCAAATGCAGTTAATTTAAGAGACAAATCTTCTTTTTCTGCTACCAGCAAACGTATTTTCGCAAACATAGTACCCATCATTTTGCCATGCGCATCATCAACAGGCTTAGAACCAGCACGAACTAACTCTTCGTTAGAATCGGTTTCATTTTGAAGCACAGTTAAAAGAGCAGAAACATCTAAATATTGATCAAGAGACATTTCTTCTTTCTCTTCTTCTTTCTCTTGTTCTTTCTCTTGTCCTTCTTCTTTTTCCTCTTTCTTCTCTTCTACTTCGCCTTTTTCTTCTGGCTTTTCTTCTGGTTGCGATTCTTGAAATTCTTCTTTTTCTTTTTCTTTTTCTTTTTCTTCAACTACTTCTTGAAATTCTTCTTTTTCTTTTTCTTCAGAAGTTTTGTTGTCTACCTTTTGTTCTTCATCTTTCACAGATAATTCCTCCTTTGCAAAATTGTTATCGGCTATAATGCTATTATTATCAAAATAAGCCATTTCTTGATTATCAATTTCAGTTATTTTTTTCAATAGCTTCATAGACCAAGTACGCCCCGCACTTCCTCCTCTTAATTGCCAAGCAATCCAGCCATCAGAGGTTTTATCATCTAAATTATCATTTGCGTGACGAGAAAAATATTTTGCAATATTTCGAATTTTTTCAGGATTTGTAATATCATTCTTCATCAAATGTGTAGCAACTGCTAAATTTTTCCCCGTTCCTCCACGGCCATGCTGTTTATATAAAGTCAAACCATCTTCAGCATTGCTTTTTACAGCATGAGGAATTTTAAAATTTAATTCGCCATATCTTCCAAATTCTAATTTTACAATTTCTTTATACTCTTCCGCAAATTGTAAAACAGTGGCCTTTGCTAAAGGTACAGCCGGAGTTACAAAAGAACCTAAAATAGTAATTGCTTCAAATTTAAAATCTTTTAACTCTTCGATATCTCCCTTTTTTTCTGTTTCAAAAACACTCATTTCTACACTAACGGGTTTATCTCCATCGCGCTTGAAAAAATCTAAAATATTTTTAGAATATTTCTTCCACACATATGCAATAACGGAAAGCATAACTCTACCGTCAGGCAATCTAGAATCTTTTATAATTGCAGATTCAGGGATAAACCCACAAGGAACCTCGTCAGGATCATGAGTATAAATATCATCCAATCTGCTATCATACTTCCAGACCAAGGGAACATTTTTAATAGTATGGGCATTTTTCATCAAAGATTCTTCACTAACAAATAAATGATGACGATTATCACCAGATGCAAAAAAATCAATTGATAAAATTGCAAAACTAGAATCTATATTTTCACTAACTAATTGAACATCATTTACATCAAAATGAATCTTATTCACACAAATATTTTCCTCCTTTCTGAGAAAGGAGTGTAGTCTTTCTCTAAGTTTATCGAAATAACTCTAAAAGTTTTATAGAAAAGGGTCTTTCGTCATATGCCTTTTTAAACTTATCTGTTTTTACAAAATAGTAATTCTTACTTTTATCAATATAAATGACAGGAAAATGATTCATGAAATGTTGGGCGATTCTTTCATTACATTTATACCATTCACTTAATTGATCCTGAGTTGGATTCAAAAAAAACCCCATAATAATTCACCTTTTAAGTATCATTATAAAATTATAAAATTTTCAACATCTCGATCAAACTGCATCCAATCTTTATAATTTTCAGCTTTATCTAATAATAATAAACATTGGGCCGTTACCGGAATTAAATTTCTTGAAAATTCTTGAAGAAAAGAATAAGTTGTAAAATCGTCTTCGTCTTGGGCTAATACCGCCGCTTCTGCCACTAAATTTTCAAGATCAATCATATATTGAAACATGATATCAAAAAAATCTAACGGAGAAGTATAATCTGAATTATCAGCCGGAGTTACACCATAGAAAGTAAGATTATTACGAAAGCCTTGATAAGAACTAATCTTATCTGCTAACGAAGGATATAAATGAGCCAATTTAGCATGTAAAACATTCTCTGTTTTATTCATAGCAAATTTAACACCTAAAACGCTCATTCCCCTATCAGCAATTCTATTACCTTCAAAACATTTTGTTAAAATTTGATCTAAACGGTTATTTAATTGTTGTGGAATTAAAGAATGCATTTATTTATAATCTCCTTTCTTGAAATTAGGAGATTAATTAAAATGCAAACCAATGAATAGTATCAGTTGTCATTAAAATACCACTTAACATCCCGACAACGGTTATACTTCCGCTAGAGTTAGAAACTTTAATTTCAGAAGCACTTGTAGGAACAAGTAAAGACCCTGATCGTAAGATAGTGAGAACTTGTCCATAAGAAGTACCAAGACCAGTGTTGATAATCACAGTACTTGCCCCACATTGAGCGGCAGAAACTTGTACACTACCAGCAGTAACTACACTACCAACCTCTAAAGCTGTAACTTGACCCTGCAAAGTAGCAATGTTAGTTTGAGCAGTTTGAAATGCAGTACCAAGAACGGCGTCCGCAGATGCACGATTCATTTTATTAATTTTTGTAGCAACACTATTTGAAATAGCCATAAAATTTTCCTCCTAAATTTAACTAAACTATAATAAGATAATCTTTATTTACGAGGCCAATTAAACAATTATTTAATCGTTATAAATAAAGATTTGTTTTTTATTTGTTTTTTCCACCTCTTTGAATATTTCCCCCTGCCTGTCTTGTTTGCGCTCCTGAATCTTCAAGTTCGCTTTCTGATTTTTGGGGTCTGCCTTTACCTTCTTGCGCGCTTTGTTGAAACGATGAAATAATTGGAGTAAGTAAATCCACAAATCCCATTGCTTTTGATTCTTCAAGCATACGATACAATTCTTGGGGTTTTAAGCCTAAACTACTCGATATTAATTGAGGTAATACAATGCCTTGAGTTGCCAATCCCATCGCTTTATCAAATCGCTGTTGACGATCCAAATAATAATCATTGCCTTGAAATTGTATTGAATATCTAAATTTCGTTCGCTTATTTACCCAATATTCCATAAACAAGGCAAATTGAGGATACAAGGATTGTTCTACAATTTTTGAATCACTTTGAAAACTAAGTTGAGAATCAACTAGATTAGCCTTCAATTGAGATGAATAAATTAAAGCAGTATCCATACCCGAAGAACTCATTTCAGAACGAGTCCAATCATCCAGTATTTGGGTTTCACTATTAAATGAAATAGCCTTCATATTTTCTAGGGGCGCACTAGCTACTTTAATTGCAGATGTAAGACTTGCCTTTATCAATGCTAAAAATTGGCCCAATGTTTTTGGGTCAATGGCAATCATATCTTTTACAGAAGCTTTTGATTCTTTAATTAAAGGAACTTCCCCTAACAAAATCTTACTAGCCGCCGCCATATTTGCATCTTTCTGCAAAGTAATCATTGTACTATCATGAATTAAATAGCGTAACATGCCAGTAAATAATGGTGTAGCAACCATCTGAGACGTATCTAATTTAAATGCTGTTGCAACATGAGGGGGTAAATCAACCCAATATGCAAATTGAGAATTTCCGCGTAATTCAGGAGGCAAAGAAGGTATATATTCTTGTTTTTTATTAAGATTTTTGAATATTTCTCTAAATTTTTCAGCAAAAAACGGATGATAAAGAGCAATGTCAATTCCCGATTGCAGAAAATAAGAAAAATCAAATGAAACCAAAAGATTATAACTACCCCTAGCTGTTATTTTACAATACCTTAGTGGTAATTCTTGTAAAACAATTTTATCTTTATCTTCTCTAAGAGAAACTACACAAACTTCATTTCTCAATAGTTGCTTTACAACATTTCTAAAAAACAATTTATATTCAAATTTATCTAAAAATTCATAAAGAATTTGTTGATCTTTCTTATACTTAGGAGAAGCATAATCTTTAGAATCAGCATTTGACACAGTATAAAGTAAATCAAACGATAGGTGAGATGCCATATAAGATAAAATTCTTTTAAATGGCATATGTACTGCTTCAAAATATTCAATATAAGAACGAATAACTTCTTCACTATCTTTAAGATTAGAAAATGCATTAGATACATCTGTTTCTGAAGGAGATAGAGGAGAATAAGAAATTTCCTTTAATCTAGCATTTAATAAATCTGGTGTATAAATACCTGGATAAAAACCCGCTAAACTTTGAGCAAAATCTAATACGTTCCAGACTTGCTCTTTCGTTAATAAAATTTCATCTTTTTTTTGTTCAATTTTTTTTGATCTAGCCATTAAACCTCCTTTCCTTCCTGAAGATTCAATGACTTTTCCTCAAGAATAAAATCCATCTTTTATAATTCCTTAAAAATTAGTTACTGCCAACATTGCCGCCAAATCATCATTTTCTTCTTTTTCTTTTAGCAACTCTATATCGAAAACATCTGAGATAATAGAATTAGCATATAAAATAGAACTAAACCTATCTTTATAGCAACCCGGTCTTTCAACCAGTTTAACTAAACCGCCCACTAATTTCATATCCAGATTAATGCACTCATTAATAAATAAAGATGTATTAACATAAGGGCTAAGAAAAAATGATGAAGTTGCAGAATCATTACTGTCTTTTCTAAATTCTTTATTGGTTCTAATTAAAAATTCTTCTGCGTCTATTTCAGATTTTAAAAATTTCCATAATTTTTTCTGTAAAGACGATCTTAATGCAGATGCCATAACGCTATTGCTTTGTTGTGATGCTCGAATAGGATATATTACGGGCATTGCACCGATTCCTAAAGTACGATCCATCAATTCTATTCTTAATGTTTCATCAATGTAAGAATCGTTAGCTACTGTCATAGGAGGAAAAATAATTCCTCTTTCGTCACAATTAGTATTTTGACTTAGCGTGTCGAAAATTCCGATGCCCGCGTTCTGTAAATCCAGCACCAAAAATGAACTTTCACTGTCGAAAAAAATTTCTTTAATTCTTTTTGTTTGCAATAACGTATTGATACCCTTAAAACTTTCTTGATATATTAAATGTCTTTCGTATCCTTTTCCTTTCAAGGGAATAAGTCTTATGACTGAAACAATAGTAAGATCGTTCGCTTTTCCAGCCCTTGTAGCAACATCTACACTAACTATTTTAATTTCACCCTCTACTGATTTAAGTTGATAAGGATTATGCCTTGGATCAAACGTAGATTCTCTTTGAGGATAAAAAGCTAAACTTAATGTTCTAGAAAACATTGACGGTTTGAAAAATGCTTTACTACTACTTCCAGCGGGAATATTTAAGTATTCCATCTGAATAGAAACAGCATCCATATCTGCCATTTCATTTTTCAGCATTTCTTTAGTCTTAATATTATGATAAAGACTTATTAAATAATCAAACGCTAAAAAGTTTGCAGTTTCATCACCTGAAACCATCCTCCGAATACACGTTTTTACATACTGATACCAATATTCTGCAATATACCAAGAAGATGTAATATAAGAAATAATTCCTTCTTCAATAAGGTCTTTATCTTTAGAATATTCTGGTTTTAAACGATAAGGAGGAGTACGAACTTCCAAAAATGGTTTAATTACCGATTCCAAAATATCTTTTGCTACCAAGCGAGATTCCTCTACAATAATGTAGTTTGCCCTGTTCAATTGTGTTATCCATAAAGTTTTTTATCTCTATGTTCTAATGATTTTTTTCTCATTAGTTCGGCATATCTTTTCATCCTTGTTTTATAAGGAGTCGCGAACTCTTGCCGTTATTATATTCTCTCATTAAAAGAGTTTCAAACGGTATGCTCTGCCCCTGGTTTCAATATTATTCAAAACCTTCGGTTCGGGTTGGCATTTCAGCTTTCCCGCTTAATTTCGCGATTTTAAATTATGCGTTACCGCATATTGAGGCATTTGTTTTATTCCATCCTTTTCGGATGTATTCCAATAAATGAATGTTCGATAAATAGAAATTATGCTTTCTTTCTAAAAACAAAGATGCGTCTTGATAAATAAAATTTGTAAAGTTAATAGTGGAATCTCGTCCCGTAATACCTAAAGTATAAGAATTTGAATTTTTATACGTAGAACCAACATAGCATCTAATTCCTTGGCCTAAGAAAATATTTTTTAAATCATTAAGAAATTCTTTAGAACCACTAGTAAAATTACATCGTAATTGTTGGGATCGTTTATCAATACTTATTGATCCATCACCATCGTAAAAACCACGAATGAAATGAGGAATTAATTCTTTTTCTAAACTAGGAAAACAGATTTTTAACGATTTATTTTCCATTACGCCTTGTTTTTGCAAATTCTTAACAAACTCTTTTGAATAAACTCTTATAGATGCCATTCCATAAACATTAGAGTATCCTTCGATCTTGCGATCTCTTGTTTTTATATCTAAGTTTCCCGAAATAGATTCATTAAATTTTTTTAAATGATCTATGTCTTTGATGCTTATTTCAATACCCATTACATAATTTATTTCTACGTTGTTTTTTTTAAAAATATAAACGTTTCCATCAGCATAAATAAATCCCAACCAATATGCTTTATCTTGAGTATCGATAACATCAAAATACATTTTATCAAATTCATAATTATCAAGTTTATAGCCAAGACGATTTAGCTTAACCATTACCGCATTTCGCGTTCTTCCAATATCTTTACCGATTTCAGCATAACTTTTATTAATTCTATTTTCAACAGCATAAAGAATTTCTTTATCTGTCCACATATCACTTCTTATCATTTTTATATGTTCCTCCAATAATGGATTTAATAATATAAATAAAACACTATTTTTACCTCTCGAACTATCCGAACTTGGTACAACTCTAATTGTGCTTCCACAATGCATGATAACCTCATAGGTATTTGCATTGGCAGTATATGAACGTACTTCTCTAGCCACATTGGGATGCGTTTCAATTAATCCTTTTATTTTTTCACTAATTAAAATACCACCTTGCTTTAATGTTTTGGCACATACAATTATTTTAATACCAGGATACAAAACACCTAATGTTAAAGCCCAAACAGCAATTAACCAAGTTTTAGCACTTGCGCGACTTGCAACAATATAAGCAAGATTACTTCGTTGTAAAACCCAAATCATAAGAATTTGATAGGGATGAAGATGTATTCCAAAATATGTATCGATAAAGCGCGCAGGATTACGTCTAAACAGAGTTACCCAAAGTTTTATTCTCTCTTTTCTTTCTCCATCTATCGTTTGATGCAAAGTCATATCTTTGGGCTTTTTAAAAACATCGTCTGATCTTGCATCTTTCAAAGATTGATTTTGATAATGCTGAGATTTTGGCATATCGTTTATTCTCCTTGAAAGTACATTCTTTGGCCTAGAAAATCTTCAATTTTTATTTTTTCTTTTTCTGCATGATTGTAATATGATTTTAAAGATTTATATTTTAATTTGCAAAAATCTACAATGTCTTTCCAGTATAATATTTTTAAATTATGAGATTCTTTAAAAATATTTATTTTTCCAATTTGCCTTTTTGAACTATCATTTAATTGAAAAGAACCTTTTGTTTCTATCCACAAATCATCGCGGGGTATATAGAAATCTGGTGTATACCGCATAGAACTAGCTAATACAAACGTTTTAGGCTCATATTGAATAGACTTATCACCTAAAAAATAATAATAAAAATTCCAGAAAAATACTTCATATGATGATCTGCATTTTATTAAGTTGCTATTATCATCCAAAAAATACCACTTATATCCAAAATGCGGAATACCTTTACTAAGTGTTTTCATAATTCTTTTACTAGCTTCTTCAGCCGCAAAACAACCGCAAGATTGAGTACTTCCATCTTTTAAACTAGAACCTAAGATACATTTTTCTTTTCCACACACACACTTACACAAATATATTTTATTTCCTTTAGTATTTTTACCGGCAATATCAATAATTGTCAATCTTCCGAAAACCATGCCTTTTTTTATATTATCAGCATGACGATGCCCACAATGAGTAGATATTCCACCAAATAAACTCTTATATTCTACATATTTTTCTATTCCGCAACTGCACTCACATAACCAATAATTTGAACGATTTTTTCTTATGGATTTATCTCCAACTATTTCCCATTCGCCAAATTTCATTCCAAGTTTAATATCAGGATAAACTTTATTTATATGACCGCAATTTGTAGATATTTCAAAAGTTAAATTTCCATGAGATACTTCTTTTTCAATTCCACAAGAACATTTACACCACCAAAAATGCTTAAAATCGTTTTTGCTATCTATTCTTGAAGAATATAAAACTTGCCATTCTCCAAAAGTTCTCCCTGTTAAATCTACTCTTTTATTATGTCCGCAAGAAGTTGACCCTCCTCTTCTCAATTCTGCTCCATCAACATCTTTTTCTACTCCACAAGAGCATTTACATAGCCAATACTTTCTTTTATTCTTTTTTTCAGAGAATTTTAATACTTGCCACTCTCCGAAAATTTTTCCTTCCATGTTTATTCCATTATGATTAGCCATTACATATTTTCACTTGCGTCCGTTATGTCAAAACCTTCTTCGTCGTCTTCTGAATCATCATCTACATTAAAATCCCGCGACAAAGTAATAAAATTTTTCAACGGTCTAGAAACATATTTTTCAAAATACCATTCAATATTATCAAAATCTTTAAACAATTTTTTATCTTTATAATATTCTGCTGGCTCATTTTCTTCAATGGTTTTAATAAACGACGAAAAAGTATCTTGACTTTTACCCGCTCCTGCAATTGAAGTTTTAGCAGGGTCAACACTTGCCGTTTTCATTAACTCTTGAAGCATTTTTACTCCGTTCGACACGGATTTTCCTTCTTGGCGCATCTTGCGGATATCTAGAGTACAAAAACAAATTTCTCTTAATAAAGATTCTTCTGCCGCGGTATCACATTTATGTGTTTTTTTAAATCGGGAAAGTTCTCTTTCCAGAAAACTATAATCTTCTGGTTCCATTCCTTCCCCCCAAAAACTAACCAATTTTTCAACAACATCATCACCATATTCCGTAGGATCAAGAGGGGGAGCATCGTATTTTGTATTTTCTCGAAATGATAAATTGTCTACAGATGAAAAACCAAAACCAACACCTGTAGCATTTAGATTTTTTCGATATACACCAAATACATTTTTCGCTATACCACCTTTTGCCTCTATTCCATCAACATATTGTCTTGTAACTTCTACTGCCGTAGGTTCATAAAGAACATTTAAATCTTTACAAGTTCTATATATTGCTTTTTCAAAAGACTTTTCGGACGAAAGATAAGTATGGTAAAGATCATTAACGCAAAATCGACAAACACTCATTCTTCCAGTTCCCATAGCGTCAATTGGGTCTGTAGCAATATAAAAATCTTTCAGAGGATGACGGCTTAAACATTTTCCGCGACACACCCAACTTTTTAATTCCCTTACGTTTTTATCATTGTCAAAAAACCTGGAAACTCCCATTATGCTTGACTTTCGTTTTAAATCTTTTTTATTGTTGTCACCATTATTATCATTATCATCTAAATTCATATCCATATCCTAATACTCCTAACAATAAATAAATATTGTTTATGCAAAAATATTCAAAGCATCTAAAATTCCTAATTCTCCATCAATAATAAAAACTTGTGTCCTCTGATCATTTTGAACATAGCCTTTACTAGCACTCCATCTTGAAAAACCAGAAACAGTAGGAAAACGAATAATCTCTAAAGAACCTTGATTGTCATACTGCATGGCTCGATGTAAATGCGCCAAAAACCAATAATATTTATTACAAAAACTCCAATTCTCTTTTGATTCCGTTGTCATTAAAGACAGAGCATTTTTAATGACAATATCATGAGAAAATCCAAGTAATACTTTATTGAAACGATAATATTTTCTAGGTAATTGGCTTATGTCTACCGTTACATCTTTATTGTCTTTAAAATAATATTGAATAGCTTTCATTACACCATACATCGATTGATGATCATGATTTGAAACTACATTAATAATTTTTACTTTGGATATTTCTAACAAACTCAAGGTTCCAGAAATAATTAGTTCGATTGCTTTATCAAACATTTCAAACCAAAATGAATCATTGTCTTGTGCTGTTCCAGCCGTAGTTGTGCCAGATAAATTGTCGAAATTCAAAAAATCATTTCCGACAACAAAAACTATCTCTTGAAATCTTTGATTGGCAACTCGCTCTTTTATTTGAGCAATTGCGTTATTGAATGAAAGTTCAGCAATTTCAATGTTATATTCATTACCTGTAGAAGCTTGAGTTGCCTTTAATCCAAGATGGAAATCCGCAATTGGAACAACTAAAACCTTATTGTTTGGAGAATAAAAGTTTGGTTTTATCTTAATTGGAGATAAATTTTTTATCTTTAAACTTTCAAAGAGCCTATCTACTAATTCAGTAGACCATTCAAGTTGTTTTTTAGGAGCAACAGTAATCTTAGATTGATAAAGAATTGTCCGATCTACTCCGCCTTTCTGTAATCCATGCCAAAGATTGTTACGCGCGTAAACAAGATTCCATTTATTAGAATCAAATCCATGCGCCTTCAATAAAAATTCAGGGGTTTTTTCTTGTGCATTACAAATTTCTATAAGTTTATCCGATGTAACACTACCATCCTTATGATATTCTATAGATTCTCCATATTGATTGTAGGCATATGCACCTTCTTCTTCTAGTTCTTCTTTTCGATCTTCATCATAAATTTCTTGAATTTTTCTCTTAATTTTTTCTCTACGAAAAGCAGAACGAATTGCATCTTTTGAAGAATATCCAAATTTCTTAGATAATATATCCCAAGATTCATCTTTATTTTTATTTAGACAATATTCAAAAATACGCTGTTTCAATTTCACCTCTTATCTAATTATTTTTTATAAGGGGACACGGAGAATCCCGCTCTTCTCCGGTCTTCTCACAAGCTAATCGCGGGGCTTGCTATTTGCATGTATACGTGCAAATAAAATGAGATTTTTATTCATTATATTTAATATTAACATTGATATTAAATAAGGTTTCAGTATCGATAATGCTCCTTATCGCTACTACAACTCATTCAGTGCTACCACATGCCAACCCACGGTACGCCACGTTTCCGGCCCATAATTCTGCGACCGGCTGTAAATCGTGCCGTTGTATCTGCACCAGATCGTCGCCACAAATCCCTGACCTTCCGGCCCTCCGTAGTTGTCAATGACAATCGCGGCGGGGATGGCGAGGCCCGCGATCTCGGGCAGCAGCGCAGTCCAGTCGTGCGGGCTGTCAGTTGGATGCGCGGCCAGCCGGTCACCAATCGCATCGGCAAATGCGGCAGTCAGGTGGGCAGGCAGGTTGGTGTGCGTTACGAGGCCCTGGAAGTAGCGCCCGTGGGTGTTGTAATAGGCTATCTGGCGGTCGCGCAGGATCACCCAGCGCGCCGCCAGCCAGTCATCAACTCGGGTTCTTACTTGTGCTAGTGTTGGCATGTTTCACCTTCGCTAAACGGATAATGGGGGGCGTTTTTCCATAACCACTCAATTTCCTCCGGGGTCAACACGCGTGTAAAACCCCGCTCGCAATCATCGGCTTTCGTGATTTTCGGTTCCTGTGTTTCCATTTCGTCACGCTCCCTGCGGCAATAGCAATCCGTTCCTGCCCCGCTGCCACGCGGGAATGTTCGGTAGTAATATTCGATCAAGTGCCGGGATCAGCCACTTCGATTTTCCGCGCCATCTTGACAGCAGATTATCCGTATAAATCTGGAATGCGTTGATCGCCACAATTTCGGCATAGCTGCGCCCGTTGCCGGAGTTGAATAGCCAGGCGCGTTCGGCGGCAGACAGGGTGCGCTTCCAGATTGCTACCTCATCCTCAATTCCGTCCATGTAGTAAGCAGGAACCCCGTTCAGCGATCCCAGATAAAACGCCGAGTCGCTGTCGAGTACTCCGGTTGTGTGTGCAGCCGAATTGGTCGCCCCGTTATTGACCGCGATATTAATCGTGTTGCTGGCCGCGTCGTGCCAGGCAACAACGAAATACCATACACCCGCTGTCGGTGTACCCAGGGTAGCAGCGGGAACAGACATAACGGCTGTCCCGTCGTTGCTCACCACAAATTCGAGGTGGTCAAGGCTGGTCGCGGTGTTCTTCCGCCAGCGCAGGGCATACTCGCGGTGATTCGTGAACACATCCCACTTAGATACGATAGTCATCCCCTGGGCATCCAGGGGCGCGCTCTCGAACTTTACCCAGACGGCAATGCTGAAATCAATATCGCCCATCGAGAGCGCGGCATTATCGGCAATGCTTAGGCTCTCGGTGTTTGCTAACTCGAAGTCTGCCCCATTCCCGACCTTGCCCGCCGCGCTTGCGGTGGTGTTGTTATCGGTCAGATGGTTCGCGCCGTGGCTGTCGGCCCGCGTTACCGGGGCGCTGCCGTCGCTGGCTTCATCCAGGCTCCAATAGGAGATAAGGCTAGTCAGTAGGGGGTATTTGACGCTCCCGCCCCGCCCAATCATCAATGATCGCATTTGCAGGTTCATCGCGCGCTCCAGTTTCGATAATACAAATTATCATAACTATACATATACATTATTCTAGTAGCCTTATTTAACTTGTTTAAAATGTTGTAAATGTACCACACTAGAGCCTCCAATTACCGCCAAAGATGTATAATTACTCAAAACTGGAATAATATCCATCATATCTTGCTTTACATATCCAGAACTCGAACCAGAAGCACTACCATTCGTAGGATTAATTTCGTAATATACATCTCCCGTTCGAGCAAAAATTTTAGTTGCAACGGTTCCCGTAGGTAAAGATACATTTACGCTAGTTCCATTTAAAACAATCATAGAACCACTAATAAAATTATATGCTTTTTCAATTACAGATAAAGCAATTTTTTCTACAGTCTTAGCGGCTGTAACTCGATAGTATTCATTTGTATCAAGATCAATACCTACTGCACCAATATAACCAACAGGATTTGTAGTATCATTAATTACCGAACCACTTGTTAAATCACTTGTTCGAAAAGTATAGGTTGGGGGATTCCCCGGTATAAAAGTAACTGCCATATAAAATTCTCCTTTCATCATCCTCATCATAGAAGGAAATAAAAAATAATAAAAATTAATAAAATAAATAAAAATATTGGCTTATTTGCCAATATTTTTTTCTGATTCAAATTTCTTTTTAAATTTTTCAAACTCTTCTTCGTTTTTAATTGCTTTTTCTTTTAAAGACGGTAGATAATATTCTCTACTTTCTTCCATATCTCGATGTTTTTTAACCAAGTATCTAAAATATCGACTAAGCTTAAAATGTATCTTATCCAATGGTATTAAAAGATCATATTTATATCCTATACCATCATAGTGCAATCCCCCTTTTTGAGGCTCCATATAGCAAGAAAGAAATCCTACTATAACCAATCTTTTTCCAGAGATTATAATTCTAGCAAAAACTTTTATAAATGCTTTTAAAAAAGTGAGACAGTCTTTTTGAGTAAATCCTGTTTCGTCTGACAGTAGTTTTATAAATGCTTCAGTATTAACATCATTTTCAGTTCTATAACTACCACTAGTATGTTTGGGTTTTGATTTAGGTTTAGGTTCTTGATTAAGCTCTTGATTAGATTCTTCCATATCTTTTGCCTTTTTTATGAAAAACACATTATATATTCATTTCTAAAAGATGTTTGTAAAGCCTCTCACATCTATACGCAATAATTATTTCGATATTTTTTATTCCAATGTTTTTGGTTATTTTTATTTTTCAATTTCTGACATTCAGTACAAACATTATGACCCCTATGAATTTTAATAAATTCCTTTCCACAAATCTTACAATATGGGGGATAAAAAGAAATAATATTAGATATGTCTTTAACTATTATCTTTGCTTCAGAATCATCGTCAGCAGTAGTAAATGTCAGAACAAAAGAATCTGTTACTTTTATATTATTGATATATCCTTTTTTATAAAGAATATAAAAAATATCTTCGTTTCTTTTTTTAACGGTGTGGGCGAGACGATGAATTGTATTAGCATTTTCCCCAATATAATATTCTTTAGATTTACTTTTTAAATCCATAAGTCTAAAATATTTACCTAATACCAACATTGTAAATAATATTTTTTCATACCGATAATTATTTAAACTACGAATACTTTCTAATTCACGTTCAGTAATCGGAACATCTTTAGGAACTCGTAAAGAATATTCTCTTGATCTAGCAATAGCTTTTTCTATTTTTTGGGAAGAAAGAATAGAAGAAAATTCCCCTGCATATTTTTCACAAAATTTACATAATTCTTTTCTTATTTCACTTTTCTTTTTACCAAAATAACGATAATATTTTGCTAAAATAATTAAATCTGACATAGACATAAATCTAGAAAAACCATTTTTTATTAATTTTTCAGCATATTCTAGCTCATTCAATATTCTCATAAAAATAATAATCATCCTCATTGTCTAAATTATAATTATGGTCAGAATCATTTTTCATTACTTTTATTTCAGTCATTAAATAACTACTATATAAATAATTTATGTTACCGTTATCATCTAATGCAGGAATAAAGCATTTTTCTTGTTTATTTTTTGCAATATTTTCGATTATTTCATTGCTAAATATTTGCCATAAAAAACTCTTATTATCACCAGGAAAAGCCACATAGCAAATATCTACTACTAAATTTACTAATTCGGCCCCATTTGATGATATTTCATATGCTTTTTGACGAATGAATTTATTGAATTGATCAATTGTTTTAAAATAGGCGGCAACATCTGTTTGAGTAGTGTTCCCTCCAGCATAAGCATTAGAAAATTTTCTTTTTTCCTTTTTATAAATACGATAGAGAGCATCTAATTTTTTATATTTTTCTTCATCGAATGGAATACTTGAGTCTTTTAATATTTGAATGTTTTCATCTGTTATGGGAATACTGGTGGATATTTTTAATTGTTTAAATTGTTCTTCCATATACCAAGCAATTTTATTCATTAAACAATTAGTTTCCAAGAGAGGATTATATCTTTGATGTTCAAAAATAAACTTACATTCTTCTACATCTGTAGTAATTCCGGCATTTTCTAAAACTTCATTTATTTCTTTATTAAAACGCATATGAGAATCTTTAGAATATGCTTTTTTAAATTTTATATAATTTCGATTATAATGACTATATACCCATCTCATGAAATAAGGACGCTTATTTATTACAATGCGATTTAAAAATTCTAAGTTTTCTCTTTCTGCATCTTCCATTTCTTCTGATATTTTTTTCCAGCGAGTCCAATGTATCGGAAATGGTTTAATAATCAGTCCTTTTGTTGCATCTATCGTAGAGCCTTGTTCTTTTCGAAAACATTTAAGTCGATTGATTAATTCTGTATATTCAGGAGAATCTTTTTCAAAATTAGGTAACATAGCAAATGCAGTAGTTGCAACATTAGTTACAAATCCTACCCTATTATTAAATCCGTTTAAATCAGCTTTATATAATTCTTCTTCAATAATTTCTTGTTTTGGAGATTTCTTACTATCATAATAAATAGGCAATCCACCAGGAAGATTGGTGATAATCTCGGTATTATTGGTGATACATACTATGTCACCGTCAAAATCTGAACCAGATTGATACAAACAATCATTTCCGAAAACATTATAAACAATACAATTATTTAAATATTTATACCATTCTTTTATTTTAGAGTTTTCTTTTAAGTTGATAGGATTTATTTCGCTTTTCCAGGTTAAAGGAGCGCGCATAGCAACTAATTTATTTTCTTTTTGATCTAGCCAATAGCGATTATAATGTTCATCTCTATTTAGTAATCCTTTTAAGGGAAGATTAAATAAATTTTCCATAAAAGCATAAGGATCGCTTACCGCCATTGTATAGAAACCATGAATTAAAAGATTGCCAATATAAGATTCTTTTATTTTTTTATTTAAACTATGAATAAGATAATTTTTTATATAAGGATCGTGAATTAGTTCATTATTGAGAATCAATGCTTTTGTAACAGCATCTTGAATTTTATTGAAAACATTATCTAAATTATTTAAGTTATCTAAATTATTTGGATTTAAATTTATATCATTATATTTTTGATTAGAGAGTTTGCCTAGTAAATACAATAATGTATATTCAATTTTATTTTTTATAATGTTACTAAAAAAATCTAAAGTTGGTTGGCATAATTTCTTAATCGTATCATCATCTAAATCTAAAACTTGAACAAATTGATAATTCAAAAATGTATAAGGCGTTTCAATTTTTGGAGTAACCCGGCTAACTCCCCAGGTTAAGTTATTTTTTTTACAATTATAAACATAATGATCTAGAGACGAAAATGCTTCCCATAATTTAAATTGGCTTTCAGTTAGAATAATGTCTGCATCTCGAAGATTATATTTATTTCCCCAAATATCGGTAACATGATGTTGTTCTGCTATTTCTTCAGCAAAACGATGGAAATCAAAAACACAAACCATCCCTTTAATAAAATTGGCTCGAATAATAAATGCAGATGGAATATAATTTAAACCTAGATCGTCGGCCCATTGTTTTGCAAATTTAGGAGATATTAATCCTTGACCATCCCATAAATTAAATTCTATTTCTTTTTCGCAAGGAATGACAACATCATCTCCATTTTCTATTTCTTCAATATAATCTACTTTTTCTGTTCTTTTTATTTTTAAATCGGGTACAACACAGAAATAGGGAGTAGATACCTGTAATGTAGCACTAGCATTTAAACCAAAATAAGCATTGAATTTAGCAGGAGAAATTAGAATTGAATTTCGATTATTATTTAATGTTTTCTTTAGTGGTTCTTCATATTCTTCTGAAACCCATAATGAATTATTACGCCTTGCCTGTCCTGCTCCACATAATAATCGTATAAATTTTATTCCATTAATATAAAATCCATTTTGACCAAGATATTCGTAGTGTCTTAAATCACTTACAGAAACGGAAATAATTTCAGGAACAAATAAAAGAGAATCAATTTGATCTTCTATTTGTAATAATGTTTCTGAATTTTCGGAAGAATGCTTTTTTCGTTTTATTTTTCTTTTTTCTAAAAGTAGATTATCAATTTTTTCTTGAGAGAAAGAAATATTTTTAAGTTGTCTTAGAGAGCGAAATACTTGCGAATCTCCAATAGAAACAATTTCTCCTGATTTACGAGCATCATCAATGGTTAAAGTAAGATTATATTTTGAATTTTTTAGTCGTGATGTAGATATTTTAAAAATATAAAATTGCTGTAGCTTTTTCAAATATGGTTGCTTTGCTCCGAATATTATAAATTATAAATATAAAAAAATTATTATTGTTGAATAGCTAAACAGATTTAGTATATATTAACTTTCCAGTTTCGGAATCTCTTACAATGTCAGTTCTTAGAATCTCGTTATTACAACCAGGACAATAGCATTTTATCCAACCTGTATCGCCAACAATTAATTCTTCGCCACAAGTGCAATTGAATTTCATAACTCGATCTAATTCAATTAGTCCGTTGGTCACAATACACATTGGACAATCTTCACCTCCTTCCCATTGAAAATGGTCTTTGCTTTTATTTTTATTTTCAATTTTTTCATCTTCTAAAAAGTGATATACATTCATAATCTTGATTTCATGTTTAAGGTCAAGCCTTAATATTTCCCAACTATTTTCACCCAAACTGTCATCGCAATAAAAAACTACATCTTCATAGACTTGGGAGAAACCTCTTCCTAACAAATGAAAAATAAAGATTGATTCAGTTACGGCATCATAAACCTCTATTTCGTATAATAAAGGTAGTGGTAAAAAAGATTCATTATCTTCTGGCGAAGAAGATGGTGGAGATATTTCATCATTGTTGTCATTGTCATTATTATCGTTATCCATATTTTTTAATTTATTGTAATTATAAAGTAAAACGGAATAGCAATAAAAATACAATTATTAATTACAATATTAAATCTCCTTTAATGGTATAATTGCAATTGTATAGATAAATATAAATTGTCTCTATGCCTAACTTTAACAAACACATAGATAGAACAACTTTATCAACTTTATCATATTACATAATCTTTGTCAAGATGTGCAAGAACGTAAAAATGTAAATGCGTGAAAATTTGCAATAAATTTTATAATAATGGAAAAAAAAGTACTAGGACAATAGAATGCAATAGCAAAAAATATGTATATATGGTAAAATGTAAAATGGTGTTGGTCTGTGTCTGTATATTTAATTATACGGATTCTTTTTTCTTATAATTCATAAGGAGAAAATAATTTTATAATGGATATAAATAATAAAAACAAAAATAAGAATAAAAGTAGCAATGGCAGTAACAATAGCAATAATATATTTGGAATTGGCGACGACTCTTTATTTTCCGGTTATTATGTAATAGCGTCTGATGTTTTACTCCAAAAAACTACTCCTGTAATTGCCCTGGTATATGGAAAGATTTGGTTACTTTCTAGATCATCGGGGTACTGCTACATGGCTGTAGGAAAGATTGCTAAACAATTAGGTTTTTGTAGAAATGCGGTTAGTAATGCAATTGACATATTGTTGGGAAAAGAAATAATTGGATCAGGAAAAAGCAAATATAAGAATATTTATTTTAATTCTGATACAGCTTTGATATTAGATGTTACCCCTAAATCTTATACATCTAAAAAACAAGTTCGGTACTATGCTCCACTACAGGAAAGATTTGAATCATATATTGCAAAGTATAAGGCTATGGAAAATAGTCAATTTGATCTTTCTTCTGAGGAAGAAACAGAAATAGAACTATTATTGGAAATGGTAAATATAAGAAAGACAAAGACCGAAACGAAAACGCAAGAATAATAAAATTATGAATATTAATAATAGTAGTAAAATGAATAGTGGTGGCTTAATATCAATGTCGGCAAAAGTGCGAGAATATTTCTGGCAATGGAAAATGGCAAAAGTCTATATTTTTTTGCCATTTCAATGTTCATTTAATGAACAATATCGTTCATTTAATGAACATTAATGTTCACGCCGTGAACAATATCGTTCATCTCGTGAACCATTTCGTTCACGCCGTGAACAATATCGTTCATTAAATGGGCACAAAGATACTATATAAGAAACTATAAAGAAAGGATTTAAGAAAAAAGAAAGAGATTAAGGAAATATATTCAAAGATATATAACTTTTTTTTTACCTCCTTTTTGGTGGGAGTTTGGAAGTTTTTTTGGTTTTAAAAATTGTGTAGTTTATTGTTTATTATAGTTTATTATGGGTTTAGTTGGGTGTTTGTAGGTGTAGGTTGTGGTTTTATTCTGGCAATTTAACTAACAATTTGACAGATTCATTTTTCGGATATTCTTAATTTCAACTTCGAATATTTTTTAATTTAAATATTTTCTTTCTAAATACTGGATACTAGATATTCCTCCTTGCTGGCAGGGACGGAGTATTTTTGTTTTTTATAGTGTAGTAGGGGTTGGGTTTAGATATTAAATGCTTAGATGCTAGATGCTAGATGCTAGATGCAGAGCATTAAGTTTGTTAGGATCACAGATCATTCATTAGACATTTATTAGGATTATTCGAGTTATTGGCCTTATTGGCTTTATTGGCTATTAGAATTTGTTAGAGTTATTAGAGTTTATTGGAGATTATTAGGGTCTATTGGGTCTATTTAATATTATAGCAAATTATTTTAGGGTAAAAATAATTGGTGTTGGATGGTGTGATAAGAGGGAGTGGGGGTTAGAAGTGGGGGTGTGAGTTGAATAGCTATACCTCATTTTTAAGTTTTTTATCATAATAATCATGTAAAATGGGGGGTATTTGAGAATGATTCTCATTAAAAATGATCGGAAATTTGCCATAATGTATATATTATGACAAATTATCAAGCTTTTCAGGCTATAAATTGAATAATTTTATTCTGTTCTTAAGATTGTCAAGGGGAGGCTTAATTTTCTCAATAATTTTAAGATTCAAATCAGCACTAATGTTAAAGAAAAGACTTATACTATCCAAATACTCCACAATACCTATACAAAACCTATACAATACATATGTATACATATACCATACTACGTTATACTTACATATGACACACACATATTACCTATACATATTATATATACATATGATTAACACATATTATACCTACATACTACCATACCCACCATACCTACCATACCCACCTAATACTACCCAATATATCCACTTACCCTGCTCGATCTTGCGATCCATACCCAACCTACCTATACTTAGACCATATGTTCTACCTATACCCTAATTGTACCCTGCTTGTGAAACCCTACACTAAAAGGTACAATAGCCTTCTACTAAATATCCTCGTTTATTTCTGTCATCTTATTCACTTCATTGTGCTTTGCTTATATCATCATACTATACCTTATATAATGAAGGATACTCTCTCTCACTTCTTACATTTTCCCTCATTTCATGCTATCCATGCTATCCATGCTATCCATTATTGTTTGATCTGGTATCCAGGTATCCTGGTATTGTCTATCGTTCCATAGTTGGCAGTATCTCAGTATCTCAGTATCTCAGTATCTCA